CTGGCGATAAATACAGGAATATTAATAAATTTGAAAAAACCCATTTGATATAAAATATGATGCGACAAAAATTTGGTTCTTTACGGATTATAATCGTGTTTTAATTTATATTTATATAATTAACGTTTACATCATATAGAACAAATTATATGTAAATCTATATAAATAAAAAATTGAACTTTTTAATCAATTTAAAATAAAAAGCATAATATACAAAACTAATCATTAAAATGTCAGACTTAGCCAAACAATACCAGAAGAAAACCGATAAGCAACATATCTTGGATAATCCAGATACTTACATCGGTTCAATTGAAAACGTAGATGAGACCATTTGGGTTTACAACGATGAAACTTCCAAGATTATAAGTAAACAAATCCACTACATTCCAGGATTATATAAATTGATGGACGAGGCTATCGTGAATTGTCGCGATCATGTAATTCGTATGCTCCAAAAACATAAAATAAATGAAAAAGAAAACAAACTCGTAACATACATAAATATTGACATCACTCCCGACGGCACTATTACCATGGAAAACGACGGCAATGGAATCGATGTTGCAAAACACCCCGAACATAATGTTTGGATTCCGGAAATGATTTTCGGTCAACTGAGAACGTCAACCAATTACGACAAAGACGAGAAACGCATTGTCGGTGGTAAAAACGGATTTGGATTCAAATTGGTTTTAATCTGGTCTTCCGAAGGAAGTATTGAAACGGTCGACCATATTCGCGGACTTAAATATACCCAATCATTCAATCAAAATTTAGACGTTATTTCGGTTCCAGTTATTACCAAAATTAAAGGTGCAAAGCCATATACAAAGGTTACATTCAAACCGGATTATAGAAGGTTCGGAATCGCAGGATTGACTCCAGATATGATTTCATTATTTAAGAAACGGTTCTACGACATTTGCGCTGTCACCGACCAAACTGAGAAGAAACTGAAATTCTCATACAATGGCGTTCCATCAGTTATCAAAAACTTTCAACAATATATTGATTTGTATATCGGAACCAAAGATGAATCTAAACGCGTGTATGAAGCATCAGACTGTGGACGCTGGGAATATGCAGTTGCGCTTGCACCAAGTCAGGAATTCACCCAAGTATCATTTGTAAATGGGATATGCACGTATAAAGGCGGTAAACACATTGAATACGTGGTAGGACAAATAGTTCGCAAGTTGGTCGATTTTATTGAGAAAAAGAAGAAGATTCGTGTGAATGCCTCCGCAATTAAGGAACAACTTGTTTTATTCTTGCGGTGCGATATTGAGAATCCCGCGTTTGACAGTCAGACCAAGGATTTCATGAATACGCCTTCTAATAAATTCGGGTCTACTTGCACCGTATCTGATGCCTTTGTCGAAAAGGTGGCAAAAATGGGTGTTATGGAAACCGCGTGCGATTTGACCCAAGCAAAGGAGAAAAACACCGCCGCCAAAAAAACCGACGGCACCAAAACCAAAAATGTGCGTGGTATTGAGAATTTTATGGACGCTAATATGAGCGGAACTCCGCAATCTGGAAGCTGTATTCTCATTTTGTGCGAGGGATTGAGTGCAATGTCCGGTATTGTGTCCGGATTATCAGCCGAAGACCGGAATATTATCGGTATTTATCCTTTGCGTGGAAAATTGTTGAATGTTCGTGGTGAAACTGTCAAGAAAATCACCGATAATAAAGAAATCACCGACTTGAAGAAAATTCTTGGATTGGAAAATGGTCGCGAGTATAGCACGATTGAAGACGTGCATCGCCAGTTGCGGTATGGTAAGATTATGATTATGTGCGATCAGGACACGGACGGGTCTCATATAAAGGGGCTTTGTATCAATTTGTTCCATTGTGAATGGCATTCTCTTACTCGTATTCCCGGGTTTATTTCATTCATGAATACACCAATCTTACGTGCGTCCAAAGGATTACAAACGCTGTCATTCTACAATGACGGTGAATATAATGCATGGAAAACTGCAACTCAAGATGCAATGACGTGGAAAATCAAGTATTTTAAGGGATTGGGAACGTCCAAATCGGAAGAGTTCAAGGAGTATTTTGCCAAGAAGAAGATTGTCGACTTTGCATTTGAGGAAGGAAGCGACGACGTAATTGACAAGGTTTTCAACGATAAGCGCGCAAATGACCGCAAGACGTGGTTAATTGAGAAATACAATAAGAATTCATTCTTAGATACTAGAAAGGCTACCGTCGGATACGGCGAATTCGTAGACAATGAACTCATTCATTTCAGCAATTATGATTGCGCGCGTTCAATCCCATCTATGATTGATGGATTAAAAATCAGTTTGCGAAAAATATTATTTAGCACATTTAAACGTAATTTGGTAAGTGAAATCAAGGTAGCGCAGTTTTCGGGATACGTTTCCGAGAACAGTTCATATCATCACGGCGAAGCCAGTTTAAATGGTGCAATTGTAAATATGGCGCAAAATTTTGTGGGTTCCAATAATATCAATTTACTTGAACCAAACGGGCAGTTTGGCACGAGACTGCAGGGAGGCGACGATTCTGCATCGGAAAGATATATTTTCACAATGCTGAATCCACTAACGCGTCAAATATTCCCCGATTTGGACGATGCGATTTTGAATTATCTTGATGATGATGGCACTCAAGTTGAACCCGAATATTATGTTCCCATTATTCCATTTGCATTAGTCAACGGCATCAAAGGTATCGGCACGGGATTTTCTTGTTCTATTCCTCCTTACAATCCAGTGGATTTGATTGACACTATCCGAAAAATGTTGACCGGCAATACGAATTTCAAAGAATTGGTGCCTTACTATGAAGGATTTAAGGGAACCATTGAAAAAATCGAATCCGATAAATATTTAATAAAAGGATTGTTTCAAAGAACCGGACCAGATACAATCACAATTACCGAATTACCAGTTGGAAAATGGACGATGCAATATACCAAACAATTGGAGGATATGATGGACGGAAGTGTCGACAAGGACGGGAAAAAAATCGCACCTATCATCAAGGAATTCACGTCATTATGCACCGAAGTCAACGTGCATTTCATCGTTGTATTCCCGAAAGGCAAATTGGACGAACTAATTAGTTCCGACAGTGTAGACAAAATAATGAAATTAACTACTACAATTAAGACGTCCAATATTCACATGTTTAATGGCGACCGAAAATTGAAAAAGTATGAGAATGTAGAAGACTTGATTCGCGATTATTATGGAGTAAGATTGTCTGCATACCAAAGACGAAAAACTTATTTATTAGAAGCATTGGCGAAGAAAACAATGATTTTATCAAACAAGGCGCGATATATTGAATATAATTTAATTGACAAAATCGATTTGCGAAGGAAAACTGCGGAAGCAGTGAATGCCATGTTGTTTAGCCATTCGTTTGATAAGGTCGATGAAGATTATAAATATTTAGTAAAAATGCCAATGGATTCAGTTACCAATGAGAATGTAGACAAATTGAAAAAGGAAAGAGACGAAACCGTGAAAGATTTGGAAGCCTTAACACGGACTACTTTAGAACAAATGTGGATGCGAGAATTAGAGAATTTAGAAGTAAAATACGCCCAATATAAAAAAATACGAGAAAATCTTCAAAATGCAGTGACTGTAAAAAAAACTACTGCCAAGAAAGTTGTTGCCAAGAAATAAATAGATGTGAACCAGTCCTTTTCCAAACCCGAGGTAAACCATAAAAATATCTTTTTTTTGCTCCAATAATGATATACGATGTCTATGCTTAATATGCGGTCAAGTCGATTATGGTGTTTAAATCGTGCACCAATATTTTATTCAAAAGTGCAAACATCTACGAATAATCCCCAAATTAGTGCAAAAATGCGTTATTCCCAAATAGTAAACTCTGGTGTAAACCGCACAACTGTTAAGGGCGCGCCAATTCAAAGAACGGTTGTTCCATTAACAAATTAACATTTTTTGTTTGTTATATATATATAATGAAGAAACCTGTTAGACAACTAGATGGATTTTATCACGTCAAGGGAAAAAAATGGCCCGAATTATTTGGTTCAAGAATCCAAGTAATGAACGGAACCTCTTACAAGACTACTGGCGGATTACACAAGTCCGATTTATTGATGAATAAATGGGGTCGTATTGTCAGTGCCAAGAAATACAGAACCGCCAAGATTGAAAAACGTTTAGAGAAACACGGATTCTTTGCCAAAAAGGGAGAATTCGGATATGTTAAAAAAACCCCCAAGAATAAAACCATGAAATCCAAATAATTTAATCTTTTTCTAAAATATAATACTATGCCAAAACAAGTTAAATGCAGGAGAAAGACCGTGAAACGTTGCAAGCGCGCTTACAAATCTTGTAAGTATGTTAGTACTAAAAAAAGTAGATTTTGCAGAAAATCTGTCAAGTCTGTGAAGAATTAAATCGAAGAATTAATTTTATTTAGCAAATAACAATATAAAAATTAGTTTATATTGTTATTATTTAATGGAAAATGAGAGTTTAAATACACCCGATACATTCGATACACCCGATACATTCGATACACCCGATACTTTAGATACACACGATACACCCGATACTTTATCCGACGTCCCTCATTTAGACCAAATTCTCGCAAAAATAACTCACATATATGATAAATACAAATCCGACCCATATATGGAGTCAAAAACATACCATTATATTTGCAATCAACTCTCTACAACTCTTGAAAATATTGAGAGAAATCACACGGAACGAACCCAACGAATCGAAGACCTAACCATAGAACAATATTCGTTCATACAATCGTTTCTCTTCCATAATCGTTATTTCTACCACCCAACCACCGAAAACTTCTTCTACTATGATGGCGAGCATTACGCACAATATAGCGAAGACGATGTTCTATACAATGTTTTATCGACAATTAGCAGAGACCGAAATCTAATGTCGTGGAAGCACAAGACCAAGGTCTCTATTATGAAACAAATAAAAGACAACCATATTTATCAAACAATTCCCGAGTCCATTACAATTCAAACCGTATTGGGTCGTTTGTATCCGTCCGTCTTTGCTACCAAAACAGAGGCAAAATACTTTTTAACAATTCTGGGTGATAATATTCTGCGAAAAGAGAATTCATTAATCCATATTATATCATCTTCCGCCAAATCTCTCATAAATAATCTGAATACATTGTGCCACGTCTGGTTTGGAACCAATTTCATACAATCGTTCAAATTCAAGTATCACGCAGAACATAATTATTCCCAAATCAGAATACTAAATAGTGGAATAGGTTCGCCAAATTTGTCCGATTTCGGACTCGACCTTCTTTGTGTGGCCTGCCACTATTCGACACGATACCAGAGTTCAGACACTTATTTGGTTAAATATAGCAACGACGACAGTTTCATCAACTCTGTTTTCTATTTGAAAAATAAAACTCCCGATACACTAATTGACCTATTTGTAGGCGAATATATTCGATTTACACCAACATCTGGAAAAATCATGATAGGTGATGGTATTGTAGTGAATGATATTATTTTTAAACCCACTCAAATTACATGGAAAAATATGTTTTATCTGTGGAAACATTTCTTGGAATCCAAACATCTACCAAATGTCGTTTTTACAACCAAACTGAAAACGCGTTTAATTGAACTTCTCTCTCGAAATTATGATGCAGATGCCGACACATTCAATGGAATTAATAGCAAGTATTTACCCAGTGTATGTAAATTTCTGCAATTTTGGGACGAAACCATGGAGGCTGATGACTCTGAAATTGAACTCGAAATCAGCGAAATTGCATCTCTCTTCAAACGCTGGAGCGAAACTCGCAAAGAAACTGTTTTGAATATGACAGAGAAACAAATTGTTGATTTAATATCTTATTTTTACCCAGATACCGAAGTTGATGGAGAAAAATACGTATACAAAATGCGTAATACTCTGTGGGACAAGCAGGTCGATATACAAATGGCAATGGACGATTTGAAAGACAAGTTACGAATAGTTGGTGTGCCAATAAATAGTGTCGTCTCTGCATATGATGCATACGTCCATTACTGCAACTATATAAATCGTTCTTTAGAAGGAAGACCGAGACGGCCCAGTATGACATCGCCGATTTCAATTCTAGTCAGCAAACAATATTTTGATAAGTATTTTGGGAGTCCAATTTAGAGAATCCAATTTAGAGAATCCAATTTAGAGAATCCAATTTAGAGAATAAATTCTGTAATTTTTATCTACAATAAAAAATTGTTTACCATATTATGTTTACACCATTGAAGATTTAAAACGGCACGTTTTAAATCTTTAAAGGCGCGGTATCGGTAACGATTTGCTGCTTCGCGGTACATAGCACACCACTGGTGTGCGGTTTTAAATCTTCACCGGTATATATTGTCTCTCTAAATAGACACAATACAAAAAAACATAAACATTTCTTATCATATTTCTAAAATGTCAAAGCCAATCAAATATTTATTAATTGTAGAATCCAGTAGCAAATGCGGAAGCATTGAAGCATATCTTGGTCCAAATTACAAATGCATTTCGTGCAACGGCCATATCCGCGCAATTAACGACCTTAAAAACATTGATATTAAAAACAATTTTGAAACCATCTATTCAGTCGACCCTGATAAAAAATCCCACGTTTCTAAAATGTTGGCTGTAATCTCTCTTTTCCCCAAAGAAAATATCATCTTGGCAACAGACCACGACAGAGAAGGCGAAGCTATTGCATGGCATATCTGCGAAGTATTCGATCTCCCTGTCGAAACCACCCGCAGAATCCTGTTCCACGAAGTCACCAAGTCCGCATTGCTGAAATCAATAGAGACCCCGGGAATCATTGATATGAATATGGTTCGCGCCCAACAAGCCCGCCAAGTGCTGGATTTACTGGTTGGATTCATAATCTCTCCATTATTGTGGAAATATGTTTTCAAAAATAATCAAAATGCTCTCTCTGCTGGTCGATGCCAAACTCCCGCGCTTCGACTCGTCTACGAAAATGAATTGGAAGCCAGGACCAAAGCAGAGAATGCTTCGCAGAAACACCGGGTCCAAGCGTGTTTCTTCCCCCAAAATATTATGTTTGAATTGCAAAAAGAGTTCGAAACAGAGACGGAAGTTTGTGATTTTATCTCTCTCTCTCTAACCCATCAACATAAATTCACAGTTCAACCCCAAAAATTGTCCGAACGTTCACCTCCAAAACCGTTTAATACATCCGCGCTTTTGCAACACGCCAACAATACATTACATATCGGCGCAAAAGAAACCATGGCTTGTTGTCAAACACTATACCAATTAGGTCATATAACTTACATGAGAACAGAGAATCGCAAATATTCGCCGGATTTCATCAAAACCGCATCAGCATACATTGCTGGAAAATGGACCGAAAAACACGTGCATCCGCTGGCGGTCGAACTTCACGGAAACACCGACTCCACTAATCCACACGAAGCCATTCGTGTAACCAATGTGAAAATGCAAAATCTGGTTCTAATCGGAGACAAAAACACCAATGCTGTCGAACGCGTTTACAAGATGATATGGCAGAACACGATTCAAAGTTGCATGGCTCCGGCGGTTTTCAATACACTACCATTAGAGATAGATGCACCAAATGACAATATTTATAAATATACATTAGAGATACCGAAATTCAATGGGTTCTTGGACTTATTGGACGCCCCCGTCTCTCCATTCTCTCCAGAATTGATTTCTTCCATGTCTCTCAGATTCCAGTCTTTGAAAAATAAAACGGTCAACTACAACTATATCCAGTCCGTGGTCGGATTTACCAATCGCCATTCGCGGTATTCCGAAGCCAGTCTAATCAGTAAATTGGAAGACCTTGGAATTGGACGTCCATCTACCTTCTCTATGATTATTGATGTTATACAAACGCGAAAATACGCGGATAAAACCGACATTGCTGGAATTACGGTGAATTGCAATGAGTATTTTCTTAGAGCAGAAGAGAAAACCCCATCAGTGAAAACGGTCGCGAAAATAATGGGCGCGGAACACAAGAAAATGATGATTTCACCCATGGGAATGGTAGTTATTGAGTTTTTAATGAAGTATTTCGACACGGTGTTCTCTTACAGTTACACCAAACAAATGGAAGAGAGATTGGATTTGGTGGCTGGAGGCCAAGAGATTTGGTATAAAGTTTGCATGGATTGCTACAACGAGATACAGAGACTCTCCAAACAAATACATAAATTAGAGAAAAAAATCTACAATATCGATGAAAACTATGTTTTGATGTTTTACAAAGACGGGTTTTTACTGAAACACAAGACTTTAGTGAATGAAACCGGAAAACCGGTCCTGAAATCCGTGAAGAAGGGGCTCAAAATAGAGATGGATAAATTGGAAGCGGGCGAATATACATTTGAGATGTTGGCAGAAACAGAGAGAAGAATTTTGGGTATTTGGAACGAACACGAGATTGAGTTAAAATCGGGAAAATACGGCGCATATGTCGAATATGGCGATGAAATCAAAGTTTCTCTCAGTAAAATAAAAAAAACACTCGATAAAATTGTTTTAGAAGATGTTTTACCTTTTTTGGGGGTGGCTCAGAAACCAACAACTGTGTTGCGCGTTTTATCGCCGACGCTCAGCATTCGGAATGGTAAATTTGGACCTTATATTTTCTATAAAACAGAGAAGATGAAAAACCCGAAATTCTACGATTTAAAGGGATTCGAACAAGGATTCGGGGTTTGTGATGCAGAAGAATTGATTGAGTGGATTAAAAATACACATATAAGAAAATAAGAAAGTATTTTCTCTCTATATAATAAAATGTCGTGTTCGCAAGGTTTCGTATTTATTGTTTTATTTTATATCGTTGCATTTATTTATATTTTCGATTCAGAGAAGGCACTTAAAGGCAAAAAAGAAAAACAACCCGGAAATTACAAGTATTTTGGATACATAATGCTTATTATTGTTTATATATTATCGATTGGTTTGATAGTGCAGAATTTAAATCTATTTGGTAGTGGATTCAACCTATTGAAAGACGTCCTCACCGAAAAAGGACTTTATAACATTTTTCTAATTTGCGCTTTCTCTATTGGGTTTTTCAATTTATATAGCTTGATAAAAATTCTGAATGCATATTGGTTTAAATCCAACCATGATAAAACATTTAATTTAAAACTTAGCGACCGTCACATTCAGAATCTCAAATGGTTTGATAATTCATTTGTTGTGGGAATCGTATCTATGTTTTTATTTATTGTCACGGTTTTATATAAAGAACTAACCAGTAGTTATGTCAACATTAATCAACTATACGCGTCATCCAAATTGGGTGTTCAAAGCGTTTTGTTTTTCATATCATTTGTTTGCGTCTCTATAGGAATAGTTTTTTCAACCAGATTTTCATATATCAAGAGAGATTAAAATATCTTACTATAAAATTGATTTATATATTTGTCTACTGATTATTAAACAAATGTGTAAAGAAAATGGTTGTAAAATTGGAGCATCATTTAACAAAGAAGGCGAGACAAAGGCATTGTATTGTTCGGCCCACAAAAAAGAAGGGATGGTTGATGTGAAAAACAAAACTTGTCTTGAGTGTAAGAAGATACCAAATTATAACAAAGAAGGCGAGACAAAGGCATTGTATTGTAATGCACATAAAAAAGAAGGGATGGTTAATGTGATAAGCAAAACTTGTCTTGAGTGTAAGAAACAACCAACATTTAACAAAGAAGGCGAGACAAAGGCATTGTATTGTAATGCACATAAAAAAGAAGGGATGGTTGATGTAATATGCAAAAAATGTATTGAGTGTAAGAAACAACCAGCATTTAACAAAGAAGGCGAGACAAAGGCATTGTATTGTAATGCACATAAAAAAGAAGGGATGGTTGATGTGATAAGCAAAACTTGTCTTGAGTGTAAAAAACAACCAAGTTGTAACAAAGAAGGCGAGACAAAGGCATTGTATTGTTCGGCCCACAAAAAAGAAGGGATGGTTGATGTGAAAAACAAAACTTGTCTTGAGTGTAAGAAGATACCAGTATTTAATACAGAAGGTGAGACAAAGGCATTGTATTGTTCGGCCCACAAAAAAGAAGGGATGGTTGATGTGAAAAACAAAACATGTCTTGAGTGTAATGTTATACCAAAATTTAACAAAGAAGGCGAGACAAAGGCATTGTATTGTTCGACACACAAAAAAGAAGGGATGGTTGATGTAGTTAACAAAACTTGCAAAAGCGATTGGTGTAAAACACAAGTTCAAAAAAAATACGATGGATATTGTCTCTTTTGTTATATAAACTTGTTTCCAGATAAACCAGTATCCCATAATTACAAAACCAAAGAATATGCAGTAGTTGAACATGTAAAAACCCGGTTTCCAGGTTTTAACTGGATAGCAGACAAAATAATAAATGGCGGTTGTTCCAAGAGAAGACCCGATTTGTTATTAGATTTGTTATACCAAATAGTAATAATAGAAGTAGACGAAAACCAACATACCGATTATGATTGTAGTTGTCAAAACAAACGAATAATGGAATTGTCACAGGATTTGGGACACAGACCAATAGTATTTATTCGATTTAATCCGGACGCTTATAAACAAAAGGGAACACATGTAAGTTCATGTTGGGGTCAAGACGGAAAAGGCATTTGCGTTATAAAAAAAACAAAAAAAAGTGAATGGACACACCGATTAAACACATTGGAAGAACAAATAAAATATTGGATAAACCCAACGAATATGACAAATAAAACAATTGAAACAATCCAGCTGTTTTATGATGTGTAAAATCGGCGTTTCGGGTTGGATTATCAACGAGATAAGACATCATTATATTCAAAACAAAATAGGTCTTTGTCTAAGAGAGATTAAAATATCTCTTACCATTGTATATGGAAGAGATTTATTTATTATATACTATGCGCATGATTATTACTGGAGTTGTTTTATTTGGAGCAATCCATTATGGCGCGCTTGTTTTTGATTACAATCTTGCCGAATATTTGAATTTGGTTTTTTTTCGTGTGTTTAGAAAACGCGGGTCCGTTGACAAAATTATCTATGCAATTTTCGCAATTTGTGGTCTAATCATCGCATTTGACCGCACAACTTGGCTCCCATTTTTAGGAGATACCGTATTACCCTCTGCTGTAGTTCCACTCAAGACAAATATCGGTGATACCACCGTCGACGTGAAAGTCGCACCAGGCGCCAAAGTTGCATTTTGGGCGGCAAAACCGGGTTCTAATCCGGACATAAAGGTAGCAAATGCATATGATAATTATAGCAATAGTGGCGTTGTTTTGGCAAATGATTTAGGTGTAGCCACTCTCACTTTCAATAAGGGGACTGAATATGTAGTGCCATCTGGAAAACGGTTAGAAAGCCACGTCCATTATCGCGAATTCCACGACAAACATGGTATAGTCGGACCGGTTAAAAGTGTCTTTGTATAAACTCTTGAATAAATATTCAAGTGTATAAAAGAAATTAGAGATATTTTTCATATTATTTGTAAATAATGAAATATTATGAAACCCATTATGACGAATATTTGCGAGCTGTTAAAAATTTTAATCTTCATCCCGAGTTGGTTCCGTATTTTGAAAAATTCCCAGCTAATATTCATCAATTAACGAATCTCATCTTCTACGGCCAGCCCGGAGTTGGAAAAAACACCCAAATGCTGTATTCAATCCAAAAATACAGCCCAAGCAATCTGGATTATGATAAAAAAATATGCATACAAACAGAGAAATACACCTATCAATACCATATTAGCGATATTCATTACGAAATTGACATGTCTCTCTTGGGTTGCAATTCTAAACTGATTTGGCACGATATAGTTCAACAAATCGTCGACATTGTTTCAGTGAAACCCGATAAGATTGGTATTATTGTTTGCAAGAATTTTAATTTGATTCACACCGAATTATTAGAGATATTTTACAGTTATATCCAAGAATATAATACCAAACTCTCTGTTATTCAATTGCGATTTATCATCATGTCGGAACACATCAGTTTCATTCCCAACAATATATTGGACGCGTGTGAGATAATTCCAGTAAAACGTCCTGAAAAATCTCTCTATTTAGAGATGATAAAACAACAACCAAAAATGCGAAAATACAATAAAACATTTACTGAAACCCCCACAACCGAAGAAGAGTTTATCCAAAAAATATCCAATTGCAGAATAAAAACCGACACCAGTGATAAAACTTGTGCGTTAATCAGTTCTCTCAATATGAATAGCGTGTTGAATATAAAAGAGCTGAATTATTTTAGTAAAATCGAAAGCACAGAGAAAATGCCGGACGATATATTCAATATAATATGTGATGGGGTGATAGAACAGATGCTGGCGCCAGATAAACTGGTTCACACCATTTTCCGCGATTCTCTCTACGATATTTTAATTTACAATTTGGATACAGTGGAATGCGTTTGGTATATACTTTCATATTTCATAGAGAACGAACATTTGGTCGGACAAGATATAAGCGACGTATTAATGCGAATATACAACTTTTTAAAATATTTCAATAATAATTATAGACCAATTTATCATTTAGAAAGTATTATGCATTACATAATAATTAAAACGTTTAAATACGATGAATTACCAAAAAGCTTGTAAAACGCTGGGTCTCGACGACGTCTCTGTTGCCTCCATAAGAAAACAATATAAATTAATGGCTTTAAAATACCACCCAGACAAAAACAGTTCGCCCGATGCGAGTGCCAAATACCAGGAAATAAAAGAATCCCACGATTATTTATTGAAACAATTTGATAAACCAACAGAGAATAATGATTTCTCTTGGTCGTCTTCTGCTGCATTGTTTTTCGAAACGCTTTACAATAACCAACACTTGCAAAAACGCATATTTCACCCATTGTTGATGAAAATCGTTGGCTCGTGTGAACCTGAAATCTTTGAAAAAATGGATGTTCGACATGCTAACAAAATATATGACATTTTGTTGAAATACAACGAGTATCTCCATCTCTCTCCGCAATTCCTGGATACAGTGGCTGAAATCATTAGTAAAAAAAATATGTTAAATAAAACGTTGATAACAGAGATAATCATTCTGAATCCCAATTTGGACGATTTGTTAAACCAGTCTGTTTACAAGTTGAAAGTGGGGGACGAAACGTGTTTAGTTCCTCTTTGGCACAGCGAATTAACATATGATAAATATAATTTGCGGGTGCATTGCGAACCCGAGCTCGCAGAGAACGTTCAATTAGATGAATATAATAATATACACGTATGGATAACAAATAAATTGGTTGAAATATGGGACAAGGAGACTATTGATTTTGAGTTGGGGACTAAAAAGTTCAGCGTTCGGGTTGATTCTTTGAAATTAAAGAGAGAACAGTTTATTGTGAGAGAAAATGAAGGGATTCCTATTCCAAATTGTGTGGATACCTTTAATGTTGATTGTTTATCCGACGTTTACGTGCATATTGAATTGGTGTAATAAAAAATTATATATATTTATTATTACATGCGGTGATAAAACCGTCAAAACAAAAATATTTGTTTATCGTTTTTTTATGAAATGGTCCAATGTAGAGATTTTATTCACATTTTTTCCCCAAAATGAAGAAACTGGTTTTTCTCTCTTTTTATCTTTGTTTTCTTCTTCTTCCTGTTCTTCCTCTTCTTCTTCCTCTTCCTGTTCTTCCTCTTCTTCTTCCTCTTTTGCAAACATAGTTTCTTCTTCTTCCGACGAATCGGTTGCATCATAACCGTGTTTGGCGCATTTATCTTCAAAATCTTGCATATCAAAATGTCTCAGCAAGATTTTGAAACAATTTTCAAGCATATCATCAATCTCGTTGCTGGTTTGCGTCTCTGGATTATCCAAATATTTACCAATGATTTTTTTAATACGTCCGCTGTTTTTGATAACTTTTTCATTATATTCCCGAATCTCTGCGGATTTGTCTGGATTTGCACTTGCTAAATAGTTATTATAGCGTTTTTTAGAAGTTAACAGTTTCAATGTTAAACAATCAATTTCGTTCATTGTTATATAATAGTTTACATAACAATATTATGGTTTATTTCTTATTCGTCGGTTTACATCAACGATGAAATAAATGCACCCTTGTATGTCTCGATGCCAGTATGATCCAAATTAATAGTAATATCTGCATAAACTGTTCCTCCCATTTTCATCCATCTGTGACAAAACATCCAGTCTTCTGAGAAATAATGTCCTTCCTCCACTCCACAGTCAAATAATGCAAAAGCGAAATCGTTCTCTTTTCCTGATAAAAAGTTCACATCGTCCACATATTTAGTTTGGGGAAACGCCTTCGACATTAATTCGATTACCGATCGCTTAATAAGCATAAATCCGGTCGCCAAATGCTTAACCTTCGTCAAGTTGTTCTCTATTTCCAACATATTTGAACTATAATTGATATTGTATCGAACCATATTTGTTTGGAAATACTCCTTGTTTGAAAATACATCCTTCAATTGCGACTTCTTCTTGCGTTCGAAAATGTCATTGATTGCATTTGGATTGTTAACCAACTTATCCCACTCGTAGTTCTTGATTGGATAAATACCGCCAACAATGGGTTTATCCGCAACAAGAAGCTTTAAAATATCAAATGGACTCCATGTGATGTCAGCATCAATAAATAGAAAATGGGTTGCTGTCGGAATACTCATCGCCTTTGCAATCAAGTTGTTTCGGGCACGAGAGACCAAACTGTCGTTTCGGCAAAAATGCACGGTGGCTTGAATTCCCAAATCCTTACACATAAACATGGTTTGCAATAGTGATTCGGTGTAAGTCACATACATACTGCTGTTGTAACAGGGGGTTAATAAAATAATATGGGGCTTTGCCTTTGCAATATACTCGGTAATAAACGCAGGGATTCCATTACTGGTTGGTTTGGGGGTTGAATCGATTTCTTCTATCTGATATGTTATTCCTTCTGACATTTTATACAATTAAATCGTGCAAATTCTTTAAATTGTTTGTTAAGACAAATATGTAGTTGCTTTGGCTTCGATTTATTTGGCTTCGATTTATTTGGCTTCGATTTATTTGGCATCGCTTCGCTTATAAGACAAATAAGTATTTGAAAAAATACTTATAAATAATAAAAAATGACATTTAATAATGTCATTTTTCAACTAGGTTCTACCCGGATTCGAACCGGGGTTGCAGGATTCAAAGTCCCGAGTGATAACCACCTACACTATAAAACCAAAAAAGCCACCGTAGGGAGTCGAACCCTAGACCTTATCCTTACTAAGGACATGCTCTGCCAACTGAGCTACAGCGGCAAGAAAATATTTGTTTTTTTTTAAGTTTTTATAAGGGTTTCATTTCATTTTTTTATTTCATTCTTAAAGGTTCATTTCATTTTTTTATTTCATTTAAGCAACAACCGCCTTAATAAAGTGAATCTTCAAATACTTCTGGAGGTTGAAGTAAGTAAGAATCTCGTCCTTTCCAATCTTCAAAAGAGTGGCAAGGTTGGCATCGGGGTTAATCTGTCTTCCCGAAGTGGCGTCCTTAAGGTTGTTTGCAGTAATGTAAGCGTTAATTCCCTTACTTACATCAACACGGGACATCATGGTGCCAGCCTCCTTTCCAAGGAATTGGATAAGCTCCTCACTGATAACAGAGGGCTTAACAAATCCAGAGGGCTGTCTGTTTCCAGTTGCAACCTTCTTGTTTCTCTTCGACTTGGAAGCACTCTTCAACTCGCGAGACACAGTCTTCTCAAGAAGCTTGAAATCCGCCTTCATGGAAGACAGGATAGCAGTGGCTTGGTGAATCTTGGAACCAAAATCAGCCAACTTGGTTGAAAGGGTAGAAACATCAGCGGGGGCAGCCTCAACAACGGGGGCAACCTCGACAACAGGGGCAACGGCAACCTCGACGACGGGCGCAACAACGGCCTCAGCCTTGGGCTTTCTTTGCTTCTTCTCAACAACAACGGGAGTAGATTCAACAGTAACAGTGACAGTGGGAGCGGGAGCAGATTCAGTAGTTGACTTAGTTTTTCGGACCATTTCTTATTATACACTCTATAGGGTTACGTTTTTAAGTAGTTTTACGCATTTGTATTTATCAACACCAGTTTGAGTCATAATCTTTTCCTAAATGTTTCGGGGGTGGAATTATTTTTATCTTATAATTGTAAAAAAATTGTCATATAACCACGGCATTTGGCTACGTGCATTGGGGGAAACAAGTGTCAATCCGGTCAAGAAATACATTGCACCCAACTGCTTATGTTCGTTATCAATACCACTATAAACTAAAACTTCTGCGATTTTTATGACTATTTCGCGGTTTGTTTGAACTGGTAAATCTCTTTCAGGTAATACACCAATCGTTCCGTGAGAGAATGGCGACATATAAGGGCAAATGCGTTTTCGCAAATCATCGGGTAATATATGCCACAATTGGTTTACTTTCACAATCAAAAAATACAATTTATCGGTGGGTAACTGCATAAACCAGTCTTGGTGCGTATAATTTCCAAGAGTGTCAATATGCATAAACAAATCGGTCACTCTCCTATCAAATGGCATCTGTTGCAAAATCTGATAATGTGTGAAAAATGCTTGTTCGTGTAAATTTATATTATTTCTTACTCTTCTCTGTTGGGAAAGATTTGATAATATATTTGTTGTATCTTTTCCGTCGTGTAACAGAGAAATCTCTTTCATTAAATCGTTGCCGGGGAATAAAACGTTGGTTAATTTAATCACATTAATCATTTTAATACCAAATGGGGATTTTAGATTTTCTCTATTATATGGGTTTTCAAATTTACTATTCTTGGTTGCCAGCGTGCATAAGGATTTGATATTGAAACCATAGTTATGTGTTGCGTCCGTGTGCTGGATATAATATAAGTATGGTATTTCTTCTAATGGCTCTAAAGTATAGAAATCGGTATCGTTCACGCAGTTCTCTCGCGTTCCTTTCATTTTAATCCATTTTCGTATAAAATGTCCGCGAACGTTTCTCTGTATTGTAACGGCATTTATCATTTGGCTTATACGCTCTTTGATTCGCGTATGCAATTCGCCTTTGTTTCCCGATACTTTTATTTTGAGTTCTTTCGCGTATTTTTTCAATTCTGGAATTTTCGATTTTGTTAAATCTTTTTTTGAAATTTCTATGTATGATGTGTCATTTATTTGTTCTGGTCGTGCAAGTTTTGAGAGCATACTATATACTGTTATACATAGAATATTATTATAAATCCATTTGAATTAACTATTTATCTGAAGTTATTTTTTTATTCTTATCTATCTGGGTTGTTTTTGATATATTTTTGATGATTTTTTTTGCATTTTCGTCCATTTCTCTATCTTTACAATTAATTGTTTCATCAATAATATATATTCTTGTTTTTTATCTTCGTTTGTAATGTAATCTGGGTTTGCCTCTTTCCATTGTTTGATTTGTCTAAAACTATTATTGGATATTATATCTATCGCCTTTTCTGACAATTCTTTTGTTTCGTCGTTTATCCATTTAAACCGATGAAATGCATTTTACATTCCGCCACCCCCCCCCGCCGCCGGCCGGGTCCAAGAAGGTTTTTTGACAATTTCAAAAAATCCGAAAAATGCAAAAAACACGATTACAGAACCTTTGCAAAAATACAAACACCAAATGATTATACTTAAAATTTAGATTACATTTGATTGCTTTTGTGTAAAATAATATTACATTTTCATTGAAATATTATTTATTGTGGTTGCAGTTATTTATGGCGGAACTATAATTTCACTGAATGCTATTGCAGTTCCAGATGAAAATACGTATCCGACACCAGTCCAATTTGTTCCATTTATACTTTTTACAATAGTATTACTACTTCCTTCGCCGATAGCAAGCCACATTCCATTTCCTTTGTCGTCTTTTCCATATTTTACACCTTTCAAACCGCTTATTATGGTACTGTTTATTGTTACAGGAGTCCAAGTAGTTCCATTTGAACTTATTGCAATTAAATTAGCTGAATTATTAGCAGTAGCAACCCACAAACCATTTCCTGCACCATCTTTACCATAAGATACCTCAGTTATAGAACCATAAACACTTGTACTTCCTCCACCAGTCCAATTGGTTCCGTTTGGACTTGTTGCGAATACATAGGTTAATCCATTTGGATTGCTACCAGAACCACATGCTATCCACAATCCAATTCCTAAACTATTTAATCCATATCTTATATTATTAATAGTCCACAAAATATCGCGTGAAAATATAGTAGTCCAAGTATTTCCATTTGAACTTATTGCTATAGCGTTATTTCCTCCCTGGTTTGACACTGCTATCCAGACTCCATTTCCTAAATTGTCTTTTCCGTAAGCAACAGCCTTAGCACCGTAAGTAAAACCTGTTCTTCCTTTTCCAGTCCAATTTATTCCATCAGGACTTGTTGCTATACTATTTCCAGGAGCGATACCACCATTGCAGGCGCAAACCCACAATCCAACTCCAGAACCATCTTTACCATATGCTATACCATATCCCGATCCAAATGCTGCAGGGGTTGCCTTAGTCCAATTAGTTCCGTCTGTACTTGTTGCAAGTTGGGCGCCAGGTATAATACCAACAGCAACCCATAAATTATTTCCGGCACCATCTTTACCATAAGCAATATCATTAAAATAGTATTCGTTAGTCCAAGGATATGAGATTCCATTCCAAGATGTTCCATTATTACTTTTTGCAAGTCTTGTAGTATTATAAGTGGGAGTATTTCCTGTAGCAATCCACGTCCCCCCTACTCCATTTTTTGTTGGTACTGTTTTCACACTATTTATGATATTCCACGGCATATGTATATAAGTGACAAATTATTATTTCACGCTTACATCTTTATTTGCGTCCAAATCATTGAATTGCACTTTACCTTTCAAATATGCGCTATAAAAAATGTTCTTCTCTGTTCCAACGGTGGAATAAACATCCGCCATTTTGGTAATCATAAAAAGCACGGACGTAATGAATGTTGAAGTGGTTTTATCGTCCAGATAATAGTTGTAAACAACCACGCCGGAGAGAGCCGTATTTACAATAAAACACGTCAATGCAAAATATCCAGTTTTTTGATACAATTTGTCATAAAATAAAATTACTTGACTTCTCTCTATTGGAAGCTTCTCTAAAACTTCTCCAACTGAATCGTTGTCGGTCTTGCATTTTGGATTTACGTCCAAATAAGAAATCAGTTTCCCTTCGCGTTTTATTTCTGCAAAATACATCATTACAAATGCAATAAAGGTAATACAATTGAATGAAAATCCAGCATTATACAGATGGTCTGAACCAGTCTCCGCGTTCTCTGATATGGTGCAAACATGGGTTCCACAACTTTGTGGGACGAATAAAATTAAAAATGATGATACAATGACTCGATAAAACTCGAGCAAAACTGTAATAGTAACCCCGGTTTTTTGCTTAAAATCTTGGTCTTTGGTTACTTCTAAAAAAGATGGCTCAGGCGGGGTATTCATTTCAATATCAACAATCAACTCGTGAGGCGTTTCCATATGTATATATGAAAATATAATATTACACCGACATCAATAAAAACACCTCAATAAAAAAACCTCAATAAAAACCATCCCCTTATTTTATCGATAATTCCATAACAGTATACATTTTGCTATCTTGATATTTCTCAAAGCTCATCAAATATGGATAATTTTCCAACGTATAATCAACTACATCAAACCCATATTGTTGGTAATAAGATACAACATCATCAACTGAACTTAGAATAATTTTTACCTTTTTATCTGTATCTTTGGTTTCTTCTCTGACTTTTTCCACAAATCCGTTCAGCAACATAGAGGCATACCCCAACTTTTTAAATTTGCGCTGGGTGCAAATCATCATTATATAGTATATTATCGTATCGCTTTTTTTTTTATTTTGTTTGGAATAAATCATACACGAAGGACAGCTACGTATGTCAAATTGATTATCCATACAAATAAATGCAACCTCATTTGACTTATATTTCAATAAATTTTGAATATACTCCAAACTGATTTCGGGATATGCAAAATAAGTAAATATCATCTCTACTTCATCTTCAAATTCGGCAACCTTGTCGATAATTTCATCGATATTACTATTATCTATTATTTGATTTACTATATCCCTCGAATAAAATATCATTTGTTTAATGATATTTTGAAAAATTGTCAGTTTTAATTCAATTTTACACTGCTATTTTGTGTGTTTTTTCGCGTTTTACCGAGTGTATTTCTTCGAATGGGTCGATACAATTCAACGATTTTTTTAAAATTCGCAATAGAGAATCCAGAAACGTCTTCGTCAGTCTTACCAGTTAACATATTGCACGAACCAGTTACCATTTGATTTTTCAATTCGGTGTCAGCGATACTATATACATATGATACCAACAATTCTTGAAAATTTCGGCATTCCGCTAAAACTACGTCATTTTTCAGCTCCATATTTGTAGTGTCATTGTCGATTTCTTTATATACAAGCCAATCATTCGACATTTTTGTATCAATCGGGTCTTCAAAAAATTGAAAGTAACTGGCTAACGAATAACACGGGTCGCCATAATGGGCGTGGGTTTTATCCAACAAATTGGTAGGAGAGAATACACCTCTACGCAGACCGGTAACATCAGAATGAACCATTTTTGTTAATATGGTTGGTTGAAGAATGAGTTTTTTAATGATTTCGATAGCATCAATCTCTGTTATTTTAAACAATTTGCGTATCTTTATTTTTAGAGCAACATAGAAAGCATAGTTTCCGTGTCTGGAATTAAAGAACAGCACATTTTTCAGATACTTCGTTTTGTAAGAACCTTTAATAAAATAATAGTAACGTTCAATTTTAAATAAAAATAGAGTAATGTAGTTTTTCACAATTTCGACATTTTTGTTTTCAGAAGGAAATGCATAAGTGGATTCAGACCTATTATAACGGTTGAATAACTCTTCGACACATGATTTCACATTTAATAAAATATCCAATCTTTTGGCTAATCTCTCATTTATTTTGGCAACCGAATTTAAATTATCTCTGAGAATCGTTTCCATAACAGTTAATATATTTTCAGCCTTTGCCGAAAATGTCATCTGAATTTTCGAACAATTGTCGTCGAAAACAAAATCCATATTACTCACTTGCGTTTGCAAATAGTATAAATTGGTATCGGGTTTAAAATAAAGAACTCGGTTTTCAGGCTTATCGATTATCAATTCTTGTTCCGCGTCATTTTCATCGTTATACTTCATGATAAATTTGCCATTAATTTGTTCTAAATCGCTGACGTGTCTTAATATATTTTTAATCACATTGACAAAAGTATCAACAATCACATTTTGGCTTCGCTTTGGTTTAAAATAGGTGAAAATCCACTCAACATTCGTTTGTTTATGACATTCGTTATTGTTATTGCTGTCAAATAAAAAATGAATATTATATTTGTTATCTTCAGTATCGCGAAATAAATACATTTGGTTTTTTTCATCTGTGTGGTCGTCATTTTCAGAATCGCTTTCGGAATAATGACACGCTTTCTTGAGTTTTTTTGAGAAAGCATAGAGGGAAATGTCGTTGGTAATGTTAAATACGGCATTCGTATCCACATTTCCATAATCGTCTAAAACGACGTCTTCGACCATCTCTTCTAACCGAATAATAATTTCTTCATTTATGTCGTCAATATTGGTTTCAAATTTTTTAAATTCTGAAATATTATTACTTGTTGTATCGGAATTGAATAATACTTGTTCGTCTGGATTATCAGATTCGGTTTTCGTCAATTTCATTAAATTCGCACATTCGATTTCATATCCAATACTTAAAATATGGCGCAATCCATTCTGATTTGATATATCGCCTCCTTTTTTGTATCGTTTATTCGTAATTTTTCGCATATATAATAACAAAGTATTTTATACCTTTGCACATTTAAAACGCCGACTTAACAACGAAAAAAAATAAGCAAAAAATGCAAAAATTTGGTTAGTATCCGTCTTGAAACGGATATGAAGTTTAAGAATTTATTGCCCTACAAAATGCGTCTGCAAAGTATTTGAAAAATGAAAAGAAAAAACCCAAAAAAACTGAAAAAAATAAAAACCCCAAAAAATATTCATAAAATTGAACTCTGCCAACCCAATTTAACTGCAGATATAATTACCAGAAACACTATTCAAACTAATATAAAGCCAATTAACTATTAGAAGTATACAAGAAAAAATGTCCTCAAACGCCAAAACTCAACCAATTGTCCTCGATGTGAATGCCTGGGTCCCTGAAGCGATTCGTTTCACTCCCCCCAAGGTAAATGAAAAGCAAGGTAAGTCAATCAATATTATTAGTAACCAAACCGGTCGCGGTTTACACATCTCGTCTCCCCTGTTGACTACTTGGGGAATCAGCGACTTTGTAGACCAAACAACCGGTGTTTCAGATGGAAAGTTCAGCATTTCGTTGACTTTCCCAAATGAGGAGTATGCAAACAAGAACTCCAATATGTTTTTAGAAAAGATTAAGGCTTTCGAGGGAGCGATTTTAAACGAAGCAGTAAAGAATTCCGAGTTATGGTGGGGAGAAAAGCTAACACTTGATATTTTAAAGTATAGTTTCTTCCCTATTGTCAAGTATCCCAAGATTAAGGGAACCAAGAAGTCAGATATGTCAAAGAGTCCTACTATTAGTGCAAAGGTGCCCTTTTACGAGAAGGAAAACAGATGGAATGTTGAGTTATACGATACTCAGGGAAATCTCATCTTCCCTTGTGAAAACGACGAGCTCACACCCGCACACTTTGTGCCAAAGTTAAGTAATGTTGCGTGTGTTTTACAATGTGGAGGTATTTGGATTGGAGGAAAGGGATGGGGTGTAACTTGGAAGTTGGTCCAAGCAGTGGTTAAGCCCAAGGAGGTTGTCAGCGTGTTTGGAAAGTGTCATATCAAGCTTTCGGATGAGGATATGGAGACAATAAATAATCATGACGTCGAGGCCGATACTGAGGCCAGTGAGATTCCTGCACCAGTTGCAGTATCGAATACTATGGTTGAAGATAGTGATGAGGAGGAGGAGGCCAAGCCTGAGCCCAAGATTGTTGCAAAGCCTGTAGCCATTGTAAAGCCAGAGCCTGTTGAAGAAGTCGCAGTTGTCAAGAAGATTGTTAAGAAGATTGTGAAGAAGTAAAGGAAACCAAGGAAAGGAAACCAAGGTTTCCTTTTGAACCTTCCTTATAAAATTATTATTTTAAACCTTATAAAATTATTATTTTGAACCTTATAAAATTATTATTTTAAACCTTATACAAATTATTATTTTAAACCTTATAAAATCATTAAACAAAACAAAAAATATATATATTTATTCTTTTTTTTGCAAAGGACTAATATATTAGCTATTGGTTTTCATATATCTATATTGTATATGAAAACTAAAATAATAAAAAAGAAATTAAGAAAAGGCGGTAGAAAAACCTTAAAAGTAAACTGCAGTCCATATGTTAAAAATAAGAAAGTTGTGAATGAATCGTGCATGACATCAGAGGTTCTTTTGAAAATTAGAGATGAATACAACAAAGACCATTCTGAAAAAATCATTGCAACTAAACCAGTATTAATTTGGCACGAACTTAAAACCAGACTCGATTGTAAAGATGAAAGATGTTGGGTCGATGAAATAGACAACAGAGACTTAAGAACTCAGATAAAAAGTCAACTGTTTGCTCCAGAATATCCACCTGAATGGATCAAAAACAAAAACGAATGGTTAACCAATTTTGATATTGATAGTGTAATGAAACAATATGAATTAGACAATGCCGATTTTAAATATTTAGGAACAACGCCAATTGATTACGATTATATTGTAAATAAAAATGAAAACACGTGCGTTGAGGATAATCTCTGTAAATTTAATTTGAAAAAAATGTTGGCCGATAATAAAAAAAGATTTGCATCAGTTTTTAATTTAGACAAACATAATCAATCTGGTTCTCATTGGGTTTCTTTATTTATTGATGTTCCTAATAAATTTATCATGTTTTTTGACAGTGCAAATGGTGGTGTACCAAGTCAATTAAAGAAATTTGTTAAAAATATTAAAAAACAGGGGCTTGAGGAAAACATAGAGTTTAAATTTATTACAAATCATAAATCGCATCAACGCGGTGGAACTGAATGCGGAGTCTATTCAATACACTTTATTGCGGAAATGCTAATCCAACCTGAAAAAGCAATGAATGTATTTTTAAATGGAAACATTCCAGACAAAGAAATCGAAAAATATAGAAACGTTTATTTTAATAAACCCGAACTGGTTACGACAACCCTTTGAATTATTTATTAAGAGTTGGTACGAACTTAATACATTATAAACTTACATAATTGTTCGTCGGATTATATGCATTATAAATTATAAGGTCTATAAATATATATATGAGTAAAACTAAATCAAAGAAAAATATAAAACGAAAAAATAAATCAAGAAAAAACGGAGGATCCAGTCCATATGCGATTAATGTAACTGGATATTATAGTCCAGATACAAGTAATAATGCGATACCTGGAAAATTAGTCGATATTGTTGTAAATAACAATCTTGATTATGATAGATATTTTAATCAATATATGGTTTATCCAGACAAGGCAACTTTTTTGAATGATTTGAAGGATTTTTTTAATTTTGAAAAAGATGAGATTAAAAAAATGAACTACAGATTAAAACCATTTTTCGATGCAAGTTTAAACAAAACCAGTGACCTTATTCCAAAACAGAGACAGATTGTCGTTAATAGCGATAAAGATATGGATAAAGTTAAAAATACTAATGAACTAATAACAAAGTTAAATGCTATAAAAGGTGGCAGTATTTTTGGCAAAAATAGCACAATAAACCCCCAAACAAAATTAAAACCAGATGAGCTTAGAAAATCCAAACTTCTTAAACAAATAATACCAAAAGATATTGAGGAATTGCAAAACGAATATGACATAAATAACCTCAACATACAAGAAAAAATTAAACAGTTACAGAACTATTATTTTGCTATTATTGAGAATGAAGAAATATATAAAAATAAAACAACAATTGAACAAAAGAATTTATTAAAAAATAATGCATTTTTCAATATTATAGCTAAAAAAACTGAATTAATTCCTAACTATTTACCGTATAAAATTCTTGACAAAAGAAATACACAATAATGAGACTTCTTAACAAAGCAAAAAACTTCTTTCTCTCACAACCTTGTGTAAAAACAACCAATTTATAAAATAGTATGCTCCGGTGGTTTCCTCCAAGTTGTTAAATCTGCGGTCTTCATTTGTTTTTTCCATTATTTGTATATTGTGCCCGACATTCTCTATCAAAATCATTTTAAAATCCAAATTCTGTTTGATGATTTTCCGCAAACACTCCATAAACCCCAGGTAAAATAACTCGGAAGTAAGTCCGTTGTTTATAGAGGCTACAAGTCTCAAAGTCTTTTCCGTGGTTTTTTCATATAGTATATGCGCGTTCTCTATGAAATACATTGCCAACACAGCCCCATTTTCGCAAAATGCATAAACAAACAAAATCTCTGCTTCAATTCTGGATTTGATTGCACCAATGTCAATCGACACGACAAAATCAAACAAATCATTTGGTTTATATATTTCAAATAATGTGTCAAACATAATATCCCAATTCTGCCGATATACTTCAACTATGTTTTTTACCCGTTTTGCAAATCGGCTTATTTTTAAATTTAAAAGACAAGTGGTGAACGTTATTAATGGAACTACTCCGTCGCAGTTTCCAACCTCTTTTTTCAAAATACTGACTCTAATCTCTGGATTATGTCTTCGAATGTTGTAGTCGTGGGTAGATATCAAATTGCGACTGATGTTTTGTTCTTTATACGATCGGTCTGTAGAGATATATGTGAGATAATTGGCGCACTTATATTCCGTGTTTGGGTGATAAAACGTTCGGACAGGATACGAAGCAATGCAACCTTTCGGTTCTGGAAACAATGTTATTTCTACATTTGTTGAGAGAATGTCGAATTGTTTATTTGGATCATTTTTTTTTACAGAAGAGATGTAGTTTTTGTCATTATAGAAAGATACGAATGGTGTGTCGAAATGACCGCTAAACCTTGCTTTCATTTCTTTCTCTACAATTGTATAAAAAATAATATCAGATGGAATGTAAAAACACTGGAGCAACTCGACAAAATATTTCACATACGTTTCGTTAAGTTCGTAGTAATTTATAGTTTTAATTTGGATGGGATTAGAGAACTTGTTTTTATATGGAAAAAGTTGCATTTCTCTACTTGATTTTGTAAAAAAGTGGTGGTAATCGTATGTATGGTATACTGGCATGTGCGTCCAGAAGGGGTATTTGATACAAATGTAAAAATATCGAACAACAATGAAAATTAATATTCCATAAAATAGGAATTGTTGAATTGTGACGGAATCATACATTCTCTAATGAATGCGTAGATTCTATACTGGAAAATTGAACTTGATTTTGTTTTCAACAGAGAAAACAAAATAAAACAAAATGCAAACCAGAAGTCAAACCAGAAGTCAAGTCCAAGTTAGTGTCAAAGAACCTGTTAAAGAACATGTCAAAGTTAAAGAATCAGTCAAAGAACCTGTTAATAAACATGTTAAAGAACCCCTCCAGTTATACGAAGTTGATATTGATTTTGATGATGCAAGTGAAGCCTGGAGAGCCAATAAGAAGTCAATCGGAAACGGACAATACAAATATATTCGTGTAAAAAAAAGCAAATAGAGATTAATTCAGTTTCTTGATAACAGATATGTCAAACTCACTCAACATATCTTTTCCATAAAAATCGGGAAGCGAACGATAATGTTCGATATATTCATATGATGAAAAATTATGTTCGGTAGAGAATAGAGTCATTACATATGTTTTTTTATTGTATCTGTAAGTTTTTTTAACGCTCTGTATGTCATCGTCCAGAGAATCTTTCAATGTGCGCTTATCCATCTTTTTCATAACACCATCATGGTCTTCTACTTCATAAATAACGTTTTCCATCTACATAAAATAGAGAAAACCCTTTAATATATTTTTATAAACAATATAAATATAACTCGATATGTTATGTATATAAAAAATGGTATTAATAACAGATAACAACAACTATTCAAATGATTCGAAGTGCGACGAGCATTTCAAATTATTCAATTATGAGCTGAGTCCTTTTCAGAAACACGCGATAAGGGGGATAGTGGACGGAAATCACGTCTTGGTTACCGCAGCCACCGGTTCTGGCAAAACTTTACCAGCGGAGTTTGCAATTCGTCATTTCACGGATATGGGTAAACGTGTTATATACTGTTCGCCAATCAAGGCACTTTCAAACCAGAAGACATTTGATTTTACCAAAAAGTATCCAGATATAACATTTGGTTTACTGACTGGAGACATAAAGACAAACCCGACCGCACAAGTATTGATTATGACAACAGAGATATTGATGAATCGGCTTTTTATGAAATCTGAGGGTAAATCCGCGTCATCTTTGTCATTTGATATGGATATAGAGAATGAATTGGGATGTGTGATTTTCGACGAACTCCACTATATTAACGATGCGCATCGAGGACACGTGTGGGAACAATCCATATTAATGCTCCCACAACATGTGTCAATGGTTATGCTATCAGCAACTTTGGACGACCCGATGAAGTTTGCAAATTGGGTTGAATCGAGAGTTTCAGCAAGCGAATCTGTTTCAATTGAACCTGTTGCAAGCGAAGCAAAGCAAGTTGTTATTTGTTCTACCGACAAGAGAGTTGTTCCATTAACTCATTATATTTACAATAGTTCACCCGAAGGACTATTCAAAAAAATGAAAGACAAGGATACGGAAGCCATAGTCCGCAAATCATTGGATAAATGCTTACCAATTCGGTCTGCTGAGGGAGTTTTCAATGAAACTACCTACAAAGACACCCGAACTATTCTGAATTTAATGTCAGAACACGGCGTTTATCAAAAACGAAAACCAGTTTTAAATAATTTATTATCACATCTGAGAGAGAATGAAATGTTGCCTGCAATTTGCTTCATTTTCTCTCGAAAAGCGGTCGAACAATGCGCGGAAGAAGTAACCGTGCCATTATTGGAAGATGATTCCAAAGTCTCATACACTGTTAAAAACGAATGCGAATCTATTATTCGTAGACTTCCAAACTGGAGAGAATATGAAGGATTGCCCGAGTATCAACGATTAGTGAAATTATTAGAGAAAGGAATCGGAATTCATCATTCGGGAATGATTCCGATATTGCGCGAAATCGTGGAGTTTATGATTTCCAAAAAATACATTAAAGTTTTGTTTGCAACAGAGAGTTTTGCAATTGGATTGGATTGTCCGATTAAAACCGCGGTATTCGTAAATCTGAAGAAATATGATGGTGGAGAACAACCCAGGTATCTTTTATCACACGAGTATACCCAAATGGCTGGAAGAGCGGGAAGACGAGGTATAGATACGGTCGGACATGTAGTGCACTGCGCAAACTTGTTTGAACTCCCAGACATGAATACTTATAAAGATATATTGTGCGGAAAGCCACAAAAATTAATCAGCAAATTTCAGATTTATTATTCAGTGGCACTGAATATTTTTAAACGGTCGAAGAATTCAATCCGCACTGCGGATTTATATTCTTCTAAGTTAGCGACCGATAAAGAGACGAATCCTAGCGCGGATTCAAATCTTAATCAGTATAAATCAACAAACCTAATAACTATTAATGATATCGAGGATTTTGTAAAACATTCAATGTATCAATGCGAATTAAACAAGGTAAAAACAGGATTGATGAGAGAACAACATGAATTGACAGAAGCAATTGTTGTAAAAGACAAGGGATTTGAATATCGCAAAACATCTCGCGAAAATCTTAAATCATACCGCGATTTATTAGAGAAATATGAGTTTTCCGCCAGCAAAAAACGAAAGGAAATTGATACGTCAATCCGAAAAATGAAAGCAGAACACGCAAATTTGGAGAAAGATTATGCATATTATTGCGAATACATCAAGCAATTAAAAACACTTGAAATCACAAATGCGGAATTATACAATAATGAAAATCACATACGCAACCAAATCAATAATTTATTGCAGGTATTACTAGAAGTTGGTGTCATAGAGAGCGTCGGTGAAGAATATAGATTAACCGCGGAAAAGGGCGTGATTGCATCTTCTATGGCGGAAATAAATCCAATTTTAATCGCATCTGTTTGCAAAGACTGGAATTATTTTGAAGAGTTTACAACCCGCGATTTGGTTTCATTTCTCAGTTTATTCACAGATGTTCGTGTAAATGAGGAATCGAGAGTTTATGCCGGATTTACCAACTATTGTGACAACGAATTTATAAATACTAAGATAAAGTCGTTTGAAAAAATCAGATTCGCACTCATGCAATCAGAAGATAGATATAAAATATATATGAAAGAGTCCGGATTAGACGGATTTTGTTATGATTTGGTGGATATAATGGAACAATGGTGTAAATGCGAAGACGAATCGCAATGCAAAATGCTGCTCTCGGAAATAGAGATTAAGGGAATTTCAGTCGGAGATTTTACTAAAGCTGTTTTGAAAATATCCACGCTAAGTAGAGAAATGATTGGTATGTGCGAGGCAACCAATCAAATGGAGCTGATGAATAAACTGGTGGCAATTGACGGAATGATACTCAAATTTGTGACAACTAACCAAAGTTTGTATTTATAATCGTTATGCCAACACTTGTTTGAAAAATATATTTACTTGTTCTAAATCTGAACCAGCAACAGAGAAGTCGGGAACATAACTCAAATTGCCCTTGTTAAAACACAAGATTGCTGGAATACCGCCAATTTGACGCTTTGCTTTGAAAGCCCCATATAAATCAAAGGAATCGTCAATGTCGATTATTATGCATTTAGTTGTGGCAGGCATTCTTGAGAACCATTGATTCACGTGGGCCTCGATTCTTTTACACGGACCACACCAAGTGGCACCAAATTTGAGAACCACCTTGCCTGCATTCTCTTTAAGTAAGGTTTCAAATTGAGAACGACTTAACCCATCGGATTCTAAAACTGGCGGATTTTGAGGAGTAAATTGCATTATATATCAAATAATGATTTTATTTGACATATATTTACGAATGTAATGGAATATTTTTGAGTATTGTATGGATATAAAAATATATCATATTGTTATAATAATGAGGAAAACGCGCAAGCGAATCAAAGGATGAGAAAGTATCCACTCATATGCACAAAAAATGAAAAACAAAGAACCCATAGACATTATAAAATTCAAGACTTGTTTGGATAAAGAGACCGCACCTCTTAAAAAAATATATAATATTGACAACACCAAATACACAATTAATGAATGGGCGCTTATATGTGATGTAGAACCCGCAGTATATGATGTTTTTTGCAACTATGAGTATGATTTAACAAGGCGTATTAATTATCCATTCAATTTGTTGTATAACATAAAATATAAAAATTCATTGCTGGAGGCATACTTATTAAAATCAAATCATTTAAATAGTATTTCAACAATGTTGAAGCAAATGATGGCGGGCACAGACGAACTAATTGAAACCAATATGTTTTACCATTGGTATCCAGAGAGTGTTATCCCAACAATACTGAAATGTATGTTTGACATGATTACAATTTCAAAATCAAATATTTATGTTGTGTTATCAACGCCGATTTTGGCATTTTATACAGACGCAAAAATGTTGACTCGCCTTACAGATAATAAAAATCCTCAACGTATGGTACAACTGTTTTACTACTCAATTACATACTATTCGATTGGATTACTGCAACTCATAACCACGCATCTGACGCCGACATTATTAATTGAATTTGTATTGCACCCAGATATTGTAGAGGCATTATTGATTCAAGATAAACCAGAATTGTATATTAATGTTATTATGTTACTTAATGGAGCCGATATTAAAGTAGTGGGTGCATTAATTTGCCGACTTTTGAAAAAAGAATGCACGGATGAAAACGTGGTAAAAATACTTGAATTATGCAATACAAGTCATCATAAACAATTTTTTGAGGTCATTGGTAGATATGCGATACAAAAACTGATGGTTCCTGAAATACAAAAAAATTCACACATCATTGTTATATGTCATGGAAAATCCGCGGGCCCAGAAGAACATTTACGCCCTTTTCCAATGCGCCAATTGTGTTTTTACGCAGAAAAAGGGTGTATGATAAATGACAATAGCCATGTTTCAAGACCAATTGAAGAACTAATTTGTGCGGGTTATTATGATGCAACACTTAGATGCAAGCCCACTACCAATAAAACCATAATGACTGAAAATATTACATTTAGTTTCACACCAAATGATTTCGTTCAAGATGTAAATGGATACTTGGGATTTTATACGTGCCACAATGGAGTCGTAAATAAAATAAATACCAAATTAGAGAGTTCAGCCAATTATACTATTGATTATATTATTGAAAGAAGCAGTGTAATAGCGGAAATGTGGTTGGGTGATGTCGCGGACGTGGATTTGATGATATATTCGTGTGTTGGGTATGAAAATACATCGGATAAAACTATGGTTTCACCACGTTATAAATATTCACCGGTATAAAATGGGACTGCGGGGAGTCCCATTTTAAATCTTCACCAGTATAAATATAATAAATGGCATCGACACACAATCTTGATATAAACACATACTCTTTAGAAGAAATATTTGGGCTATTCGATTTAAATTATAATTTGACCGAAGAGTCAATGCGCGCCGCAAAAAAAAAGGTTCTTATGATTCACCCCGATAAATCACGACTTACTGCAAATTATTTCCATTTTTACAAACAGGCGTATGAAATTGTGCTTAACATATACAAACAGAAATCAAAATTCAATGAATCTCAAAATCCCCAATCTACCGTGTATACTCCAAGTGTCGGTCAACATGCATCCCTTGGAAACAATGCCAGTCCAGACTCGAATATAGACGTTTCAAAGAAGTTTTCAAACACCAAATTCAACGAACTTTACGACAAAAACATGGTGAGAAAATCTGACACTTCGCGATTCGATTGGTTTAAAAATGACGAACCAGTACTTGATGATTTCAGCAAGAGAAATGTGAATCCCAAAAATATGGGAACCGAATTGGACGCAATTAAGCAGAAACAGGCGGCGCTAATGGTTTACAAGGGGGTACAAGAGATGAGAAGCGGAGGAGGAACCAGCTATTTTGAAGACGAAGGCGATACCGATGAATATGTCGCATGTGACGTTTTTAGTAAATTAAAATTCGACGATTTGCGAAAAGTGCATAAAGACCAAACCGTGTTTGCGGTTTCTGAAGCGGATTTGAATAATCGAACGCAATATAAATCAGTGGACCAATTCGTGAGAGATAGAGACAGTGGCGGAAATGCACCCTTGTCGAAAATAGATGCATCTAATTTGTTAGAAAGACAACAGAAAGAAAAGGAACAATTGATTATGAATAAACAACATCGAGACTATTTATTGCAAAAGGAATACGAAGAAAAACAGAAATCAGTTAGAGCGGCGTTTTTACAATTGAGGTAGAAATCGAAAACTCCTTGGATAAAACTCCTTGGATTAACTCATTGGATTAACTCATTGGAAAACTCCTTGAAGTAAATCTTTATCAGTATTATATAAGAGCAATGTTTGACAAAAAATACGCATATCATTATTTATTTGCGGTTGGAGTTATCGGAGTAGCAAGTTATTTTGGAGATAAAATTAAACAGGGATTAACCAGCAGTGACGCAGAGAACGAATTAATTCGCAAATATCTTTTAAACGAATCGCCCCTTTATGGAATGAACCGACCCAAATTGTGGATTCACAGCACCTATGAAAAGAACGCGCGCCAATGGAAAGATTTTTACAGCAGAAACACAACCGACTTAAATCAACCATATATCCATCTAACTATCAAGTCAATCATCAACCAATGTGGTTCAGATTTTAATATTTGCTTAATTGATGACGAAACATTTAGTAAACTTATTCCTACCTGGGAAATCAATATGTCAACCCTTTCCGAACCACATAAATCCACTTATCGTGACCTCGGTATGTTGCAACTCCTCTACTTGTATGGAGGCATAGTTGTTCCAAATTCGTTTATCTGCACTAAGAATTTGTTGCCACTTGTATCGGAAGAGAGGCCATTTGTTTCGGAGGAAATCAACCGAACCTGCAATGTTGCGTCGAAAAAAGAGAATCACAATTTTATGCCGTCCATGAAGTTAATGGGGGCGCGAAAGGGATGTCCCGAACTGAAGAAGATGCTTGTCGATAATAAGATTGACGAGGCAGGCCATTTTACAATTGAACCCAAATTTTTAGGAAATATCCAACAATGGTTATATACTGAAATAAATAGAGGATCCATCTCTCTGGTAAATGGCAAATTAATAGGAACAAAAACGACAAAGGGGAAACAAATCTTATTGGAGGACCTTATGAGTGAAAACTTTTTGGATTTGGATAAGGACGCATATGGAATTTACATTCCAGCAGATGAAGTATTGCTGAGACCCAAATACAAATGGTTTGCATATTTATCGTCAGAAGAAGTGTTAAAAACCAATCCAGTTATTGTGAAATATTTGAAATCGTCGGCTGTAGATGCAGTTAATGAATATTTTTCAGAAAAGACGGTTAAAAGCGTTTCGACGATTTAGAGCAACGCGTATTTTACACCCACGCCGAGAAATGATTTTTGCAACGGTTTAGTAATAACAACTGTTTGCAAAACGCCATAAAGATAGAGTCAGTATATTATAAAGTATATTATATAGAGCTCTCATTCAATTATGCTCGATCAAATATTTAAAAAAGAAATTCCTAATAATATATTATTTGATTTACTAGAACAAATTTGTTTAAAAACCGATAAATATTATTTTTTTGATATTAATGCCTATAAAAAAATGTTATTTATGGAGTTGCACCAGAACTTTTTTGATGCCCTCTATGAATATTACCATTTATCGAAGAAATTCTATCTGGAAAGAGAATGCGCGTATACTTCATTTACCAATATTGTTCGCCAAGTGTGTAAACACAGTGATATAAAAATTGAGTCTGAAATTAAATACAATCATTCGCAATATTATATCAATTTTTTCATCTATTATGTCAAATCGACTCTATAAAATGTTTCATATCTTTGCAAATTCATTCAGTAAATTATTGGTGAAAAATGCGAGCTCAATCACATCTTCGTGGACTTTATGAAAAATGGTTATATATTTACACAGAAACGGCAATATGCGGTATTTCTCAACTTCTTCCAAGTTTTGGGTGAACTTTATGAATGTGAAAAAGTAATCCAAAATATCAATCACCGAATATCCATAATCGTGTATTTCATATAATATGGCAATCGCTCCTTTTAAATCACGCGCCTTTAATTTGCGAATGTAGTTATCAAATTGGACGTAAGATATATTGGAGCAAAGCTTATGTGCTAGCCCCATATCAATCGGTTGGTCCAATATATATATTTTTTCCAAATGGTTGATTAAAACGCGTATTGAATTGTCGCTAATATTTAACACAAATTCCTTGGCTTCATTATCAATTTGCAGTTGTTCTTTCTCTATTATTTTATTCATAGTTGTTTCCAGTTTTTCGCGATTCACTTGGTTGATTTTCAGAATGTGAAGCCTTGATTGCAAACTTTCATTCACCTTTTGAATATTCGTGCATACTGATATAAAATGCACGTTTTTGGAATACTTATCAATGTAATTGCGGAAAACTTGTTGACTTTGTTCGTTGATTATGTCAATGTCATCGACTACTATTATTTTTTTCTTTCCTGGAATGTTGGACTTGGATTGGCAAAACGTCTTCATTTCCGTTCGAAAATACTGAATGCCTTGTTCTTTCAAATTGTTTATAAACATAATATTGTATTCTGGAAAGACCGAGGTTTCGTTCATGCCGTAATATTCTCTTATTATTGCATATATTAGAGAAGTTTTACCAGAACACGAATTTCCGACGATTAGTAGATTTAAATCGTCGAGTTCATTAAGGGCCTTTAATACGGTTAAGTGCGCTTTTTCCAAATAAAAGTCGCTTATAAAATACGGTTTGTATTTCAATATAAATGTATTTGGGTCCGGTTGCATTAGGATAGAAGTGGTTATATTTCTATATTGTATTTATTCATTTATGCAAAACTTATATAAATATTTGAAAAAACATTTATATATATGGCACCAACTCATTATGACACGCTTGGTATATCCAAAGATGCAACAGAGAAGGAAATTAAACAGGCATTTCGGGCAATGTCGATGAAGTTTCACCCGGACAAGGTGAAGACGAAAACTCCGGAAGAGCAAGATGAGGCGAATCGTAAAATGCAGGAAATCAATTCGGCCAATGATGTGTTGAGCGACCCACAACAGAGAGAAATATATAATATGGAATTGAGTGGAGGAGGTCCAGGGGGAAACCCTTTCGGTCCGGGGGGAAACCCTTTCGGTCAGGGTGGGTTCCCTCAGGGGTTCCCCTTTGGTCCTCAGGGTGGGTTCCCTCCAGGATTCCCTTTCGGTGGGAATAACGTTCAGTTTTCATCTGGTGGTGGTGGTAATATATTTGAAATGCTTTTTGGAAATCAAGGTGGTCCAAATATTGAAATTCATGGAATGAATGGAATTCCTGGCATGTTTTTTCAAAGACATATTCAAAAACCACAACACTTGGTAAAAGATATTACCATTACATTAAAACAATCATATACCGGAACACCAGTCCAAATTGAAATAGAGAGGTGGATACAAGAAGGTGATTTGAAAATTAATGAAAATGAAACACTAACTCTAAATATACCACAAGGCATAAACAAAGACGAATCTATTCTATTACAAGGTAAGGGAAATATAATTAACGCCGGAGGTAAACTGATACAAGGCGATGTAAAGTTAAATATTAATATTACGAATGATACTGAATTTACACGAAATGGAAACGATTTATATTATAAAAAGAAAATTACACTGAAAGAAGCATTATGCGGATTCAAGTTTAAAATGGACCACATTAATGGAAATCAAATTGGATTAAACGTAAATGTCATATTACATACTGGTGTAAAACAAGTAATTAATAATTTGGGGTTTACAAGAGAAGGAGCCGTTGGAAATCTTGTATTGGAATTTGAAGTTGCTTTTCCAGAGTCATTGACACCAGAACAAAAGGAAGCGCTTTCAAATATTCTATAAAATTGATTTTTTTATTTACACAAATATATAAATAAAAAAGAATGAATCAAAATTACGTTTTAACTATTATTAATAAATACTTATGCAATCCTGTAGGAATATATTTGTTGTGGATTATATTGCATTTTGTGTCGCCTCATATGTATGTATATTTATGCACGCCGGCAACATATATTGGATTATTAATGTCGCCATTAATTGCGCCCGCGCCTCATTGTCTGGCAATTAGATGGATTATATATAATGGAGGAAGTATGATTTCGAATATGTGGATTGCACTTGCTGGGTGGTTTATTCATAGATTACTAATCACCAATGGGAAGGAATAAATGTCTGTATTCCTTGTCTTTTGTCCTGTATTCCTTGTCCTGTAATCCTTATCTTTTGTCCGGTATTACCTTATCTTTTGTCCCTTTTACTTTGTCCTTTATTTTTTATTTTTTTTATGTTTTTGTGTTTTTTTATGTTTACCTCCTTGTTGTTGCTCTGGCATAACGGATGGCATAACGGATGGCATAACGGATGGAGTAACGGATGGCATAACTGATGGCATAACGGACGTCGATTCCGGTAATTCTGCAGTTTCAATATCTTTTTCGAAAAATGTATAATAACCCAATATTATTGTTGTTATTCCAATAAAACTATATGGAATAATGCTTGAAGAATTCATTGATATATATAGATTCGTATATTTATTCTTACTAAATTATTCAAATATTATATATATATCATGTTTGCCAATAAAAATAATCATTTAATAAAAAAAATATTTCAAAATGGAGGACAAATACAAGAGCTTCAACAACCATTGCAACAACCCTTAAACCAACCACTTCAACAATCATTGCAACAACCCTTAAACCAGCCACTTCAACAACAACCAGCCAAGTCTAGTGAATCTATAAAAAATGGTTTATTTGATTTTGATAGTGATTCGGATAGTAATTTGGATAGTGATTCTGAAAGTTTAGACAATAATTATCCAAATGATGATTATTTATATGATAAAATTACATCACAAGAAAATACCACTAACATAAAAGCATATATTTGTGCTTTTTCAATTGAAAAAGACATTTCCCCATATTTTGTTAAATATATAGTCCAACGTTCAGCCAATAATATTGTTACATTTCCGTCATTTGTATTTAACCCTTTACAGCAACCTCTACAACAACAATTAGAGCAACCTTTGCAACAACCTCTTCAGCAACAACCTTTGCAACAACATCTTCAGCAACAACCTTTGCAACAACCTTTGCAAGATGGTGGGTTTATCGACGATTCAAAAGATACTGTTCCTTTAGACACAATATTCCAATCAAATGTTATTGATTTTGTTAAAACATTTTACCAAACTGAAATACCCACCCCCCATTATGCCGGATATATACCAAACATTTCTGAACCTGGTAGCATCTATGTATTTGTAAAGATTGACAATTCCAGCGTATTAAAACCCGAATATATAGAGAGTATACCAAACGAACTATTTCACATATTTAAAGTATTTAATATGGAAGTAGACCAAGTAATAAAAAACGTATTTATAAACAATAAATGGTTGCTTTACATTGCGCCAAATATCAGTTCGCCATTTAGTGGATATATTTGCAAATTTAACGAACAAAATCAACTTGTAAATGTGAAAAAGAGCGAGACTTCAACCATTAATATTGCAGACCAATCTTTAATAAATATCGATTCAATTGGTGAATTTTATTACTTTAGTTTTACACCTTTAGACCAATCTGACATAGAGTCGTATCAGAGATTTGCTTTTTTTCCAATGAACTATGCGTGCATTTTAGACGATAGCCAAATGGCTGATTACAAAATAAACACGATTTCATATCAAGATGTTGATTCTCTTTATTTTAAAGGTGAACTCATTTCTGATAAAAAAGAGGGGCATTTGTTTTTTGCAATTAAGACTCCTTCTCAGTTTACGAATTATTAGAAAAAATATAACATACTGATATTTTATAATTATTATGGGAGACAATGGAATTACGGACAATGAAATTAAGGCTGATGAAATTCAACTTGTTGAAAAGCCGCATTTAAACGAAATAAAAGAAGTATTAGAAACCACAGTAGATGACATTAAACCTCCCAAATCTCCGGAAATTTTACCAAAAATTCTGAGTCGTATACCAAATTTACTTTTTTTAAACTACGATTCAATAAAAATAAGCCCAATGTATAATATTTTGGTTGCTTTATTATGGATGTTTTTTTCAGTTGGAATATATACAATTTCGTTTGGCATTCAAGCATCTCACGTGGTTTTTACCATATATTGTTGCAGCGTTTGGTTGATGGCTCTTGCAATCATTTTTTTATTTAATCTAAAAAATAAAATCTAAACCATTCCATTGATGTTTTCTATATACAATTTAAAAAAATAGTTATTATTATATAATAATATGTCCCCCACATTTAGATTTGAACAC